AAGTCGATAATATATCTGAATGGCGTAACAAAATGTATGGAATGAAAAGTATTCTTTTAGCAATAGGGATATTAGTTGTACATACCTCAGCTGTAATGGGTAGCTTTGTAGCTATCATAAATTTTAAATAAACAGGAGAATATATAAATGGCTAACGAAAGACACACAGATTATAGAGAATGGGATATAGATAATTCTACCAGAAGTTCAGTTCATACATATAATAGATATGTTGCAATCTCTAATGCTGCTAGTACAACTGCAGAAGATGTATATAGTATAGTAGCAAGTGGTGGTGAGAAAGCAACTAACTGGATTTTGAATCCGGGAATAGAGGGAACTAATGTTGATGAATTTGTAGTCACGGGTTCAGCCGCTGCTAGGGATACAGGACAACAGTCTGAAGGAGCTGCGTCACTACTAGTAAACCCAGATAACTCAGCAGTAGGAGAAGGATTTTATTGGGAATCTCCAAAAATAGCACGAAGTGTAAACCCACAACATATAACAGTTCAATGTGAACACAGAGGTGCTTCTGCTTCTGGAACAGTAGAAATCAATATTACAGATTCATCTGGTACCGAATTAGCTTCTTCAGGAAGTTCTAGCTTAGATACTAGTTGGGTAGCTATAAATACCCAATATACTATACCCGCAAATACAGATGCTGCAAGTTATAGACTATATGTGGTTACCCCAGCTCAACACAACATAAACTTTTATATAGATAAAATAATGTTTGAAGTTAGGGAAGATACCACAGCAGTTTCCACTTACCTAGATGGTAACCAAACCGGAGCTGAAGGTAGTCTTTATGAATGGACAGGTACTACAAATTTATCTACTTCAATTAAAAAGCCAGCTATGTCTGTTATTCGAGGATTCCAATTTAAGAATCAGTCTGGTACTGCTGCTGATATTATTTATATAGCATTTGATACGACTGCGACGGCATCGAATGGGATACCAATTTATGGTGGTCAAACGCTAGACACAAATTTTCCATTAGATTTCAGAGGTAAGATATCAATGATAGCGGCACAAGGAACCCCAACACTTACAGGTGTAATCTGGGGAATAGCGGATTAATAATATGACTACACAAGCTATTCAAACAGAGGTGGGGGAAATTCCTAATCCAGCAAACTGGTTAGATAACAGTGATGAACCTTCTGTTCTTGATTTAGGTGACCCAAGTATATTATTCTTAGAAAAATCTCTAGATGGTAAGGTATCTCGAAAAGATATTTCACCAGCATTGGATGAGTACAAAAGATTACATAAGGCAGGAATTGCTTCCCCAGCCGAATTATTAACCTTATCTAGGGCTTATCCTGAAAATGGTATTTACACCAAGGCATTAGCTAAGATGGATATAGCTGATGATGACAAACTTGTTATTGGGGGACCGGCTTCGATTGAATTAGTTGACAGAGAGGGTCACTTGATAACAACAAATGCCTTATCTAAAGCCTTTGATAAATATATGGATAATTTTAGAACCAGAAATGCAATGGTTCTTCATTCTGATGTACAAGTAGGTTGGGCTCTACCTGCTTACATAAGTAAAAGTGGTCAGATATTTAAGTCAGGAGTGAATGGGAATGGGTTATTCTTTATAACCGAGCTTAGAAATGACACAAAAATCTCAAAAAAGGTAGCCGAACAAATACATAGTGGTAAATTAAAGAGCTATAGTATTGCTGGGAGTGCAATAAAGACTCAAAATATACAAAAAGGACTACAAGATGTTATGCAAGTAGATGAATTAGAGCTTGCAGAAGTAACAGTTTGTGAGAAAGGTGTTAATCAAGGAGCTTCTTTTGATATCATAAAGGCTGATAATGCTGCAACTTCAACCTGTATAGATGGAAGTTGTTTAGTAAAGGATGAAGAAGATGAAGAAGAAAATAAAAAGTTTCAAAAATCTGAGGTCAGTTATCAGAAAGCTACTGAAGGACAATTAAAACATGGCTTTAGTTGTGGTACATGCGATTTTTTCGTGAAAGAAGATGGGAGCTGTTCAATAGTAGAAGGCTCAATAGATGCTGATGATTGGTGTACAAGACACAGTGGAAACACACATGAAGGTCCATCGGATGATGAACCAGTTCAAAAACAGGAGGTGAACTTAATTATGACGAAAGATGGAGAGATTGATTTTACTAAATCATTTTTAGATTATGTAAAGAAAGAGATGCCCCAAGATGGAATTGAGGCGTTTCCTATTTTATATAACACTCAAGCAAGACAGGAAGAGCATCACAGGCTACTTGACAAGTATGGATTCCCTAGTGAGCTGGAACCTGAATATGCCAGAAACACCCCCGTGTCAGAGGAAGACCCTACAGGACATAGGTATGTTCCGTGGGCAGTGAATGCGGCTGGAGACAGTATAGGTATGCGTCATTACGATGAAGCTTTGACTGTTCCTCAAGTTGGGAAGTACCAAAAAAGAGGTGTGGTTGAAGGAGGTAATTCAAATGAGACTCCTGTATCTGAAATGAATACAACTGAGGGGTTTAATAATTTACTTTCTGCTATAACAGCTGAAAAAATAAAAGCCAGTGGAACCCAAGACTCAGGGGAAATTGAAATAAAAATTTCAAAAGCTGATGATTTTTTCAACTGGATGGCACAAGACCAAAAACATTTATATAAAGAGTCTTGTCCTTGTGAGTTCTGTTTTCAGAAATCTTCTGATTATAAAGGAACGGTTGAGAAGCCTACAAATTTTTTAGATTAAAGGCTGTAGATAATCCTTTCGCAGTTGCTACAGCCCAAGCGAAAAAGATGGGATATGAGACTTTTAAGGAAGGAAGTTTAGGCGAAAAGAAACGAGATGAAATAGCTGAAGCCCTAAAAAGGAAAAAATAAAACGGCTAGTATAATAATATAGATAGAAAAACTATCAATAAACTAGGAGGAATAAACAAATGGCAATTTCTATAACAGATGCTACGGATTCAAATAGCAATGAATTAGCAGGGAAGTTTGGTTCTCACACTGGGGACTTGAAGTACAAGGCAATTGAAATTACCTTTGATTCTTCTTATCCGACTGGTGGAGAAAGCCTAACTCCCGGAATGGTTGGTGGGTTTGATGACATTATAAATATCATTATTGAACCTTCAGATGGTATATCATTTTCGTATGACTATACAAATGAGAAAATAAAGGCATATGGGGTAGCTCCAGTACCGATAACAATTACAGATGATGACTCTGCTGCTTCTAATGGAGTTGCAGTGTATGCTCACATTGATACTATTGGAACTGACTCAGACAGAAAGATAGCTCACCTTGAAAGTGTAACAGCAAACAACGCAACAGTTACTTTTCAAGGGAATGCAACTCTAACCACAACTTCTATGGGAACTATGTGGGATGATAATGCTGCATCTACAAATGGATTACAAGTCTACGTTGATGAAAACGGAGACACAGATTTATCAGGTGCGAAATTTTTGGTCGATAATGACACTACAGAAACAGACTTATATGTTCCAATGAGTGATGGTTCTTACCTAACTCTTTACAACGATGACTCTGCCTCTTCAAATGGTGTAGCAGTATACTTTGATGACGACGCTGGAACAGCATCTGCTAAATGGTTGTTAGTAACACCAAGTGACGCAAGTGTATCAGCTCATACATCAACAATAGTAAGTGACCGAGCTGCTTCTGCTGAAGTACAGAACGGAGCAAACCTTGCACTACAAACTAGTGTAAGAGCTTTTGTAATAGGTAAAGGAACATTACCGTAGGAAAAAGAAACTGATAATAATTAGTATAATAAGATGATAGAAAAACTATCATTGATATTTTAGGAGGAAACTAAATATGGCATTAACATTAACAACACCAAGTGGTGCTCACACAGGGGCTGCAATTCATGGTGGAACTGCTAGCAAGTATGTTATCAAAAGAATTCAATTTGATGACTCATATGCTTCTGGTGGTGAATCATTAACTCCCGGGGACCTTGGATTCACAGCTTTACACATGGTGATTGCACAAACTGAGGATTCAGGATATGTGGCACAGTATGATTACAGTGGTGAGACACTAGCTCTTTATGAAGCTGGTGCTGATGCGGCTGCTTTAGACGAAGTAGCTAGCACTACTGACGTATCAGCAGTTTATGTTCGAGTATTAGCATACGGACTAGCGTAATAACAAATTTAAGGAGAGACTTATGTTTGGTAAATTAAGACCTCAGATATTTTTAGCTATAGTAGTATTAGGAATTCTTTCCTCTATTGGTGTTTTGTACGAATATAATGAAATTGCAACCGGTTGTGTTGGGGGCATTATAGCCCTTGGCATGAAAGTGTTGGAGAGCGAATAATGGTAATAGAAGACCATGTAGGAGAATGTTCTTGTGTAGAATCAGGTGCATGTTCTTGTGAACCCTTTGAGTGTTTTTGCGAGTGTGCCTGTGAAGGATGTTTAATGGAACTAGACACGGAAGGATGCCCTTGCGGTGGAAACTGCGGGTGTTCATAATAACAGGAGATAACAATGAACCCAATGAAAATAATCAGCATTGCCTTAGCCTTTTATAATTTAAATAAAGGGTTAGCAGGAGAGGGCAAGGTAATCATAGATGAGGGGATGGATGTCCTTAAGTCTATAGGTGATGCCTTGAAAGATAATAAAATAACTGAAGCCGAGAAAAAGATAATTGTAAAAGAAATTAGAGAGTTCTCTAAAGCCTCTATAAATGCTATTGATTCAATAGTAATACCAGATTCTAAATAATATATACTACCTCTTTCTGAGATAGAGTATCTAAAAAATATAATGGAAACATGCATTATTTGTGGAACCCCAGAACCAACAAAAGAGTTTCAAATAATGGGAACTAATAGGTGTATTGATTGTATTGAAGAGTATAATACTATAATGATGTTAAGTCACAATTTGTATTACTACAACAACATAAAATCTTAGGGGGATTAAGTATGAAAATATTAAAGGAATGGTTTCCAATACCACTAATTTTATTTGGTGGAATAATGGCAGACCTATCCCGTCATGGGTTAGGGGAAGATATAATGACAGTCCAGATAATATCTTGGACAGCAGTAGTGGTAGGTGCTATAGGATTAGCACGTATTGTATGGACAAGGGTAAGACCATGATAAATGCAAGCCTACAGCTTATTCCTTCACAGCGGGTATAATAATATTATAGGAGGAAACATGGAGAAGAGAAACATAGTAAAGCCTTTAGTCATGGTAGCTTCTGCTGTTGCAGGTTTATTTGTGACAAAGGAAGTATTAGAATATTATGTACTAAAGGGAATTAAATGGAACTAAATAATGATGTGGAAATGGACAGCCTTAGTAGTTTATTTAGTTGTCTGTGTTTTTGATTTTGTGATTGTTCCGATATGGTTTGGTCTTAATCGACCTAGCCCAGATGGATACATAGACACGTTATCTACCATATCAGACCCCATGGTACAAATGGAATATTTAAAACTAGTACAGTTTAAATTAGTGGGACAACATGACCCCTTTACATTACAAGGAGGAGGATTGTTCCACCTTAGTTTTGGTGCATTATTAACAGGTGCTTCTTTTGGGGGGAGGAAATAAAATGAATTTTTCTAATATTAAATTACCAATAGGAATAATTGGAATTATTGTTGCTCAAGCTTTTGGTATTATTTGGTACGTTGCACAAATGGATAGTACTGTATCTAATTTAGATTCAACAGTTTCTACTATGCAAGAGGAAGCAACCACTATTGATATAGCTGTGTTGCAAACCGATTTAAAGAATCTTCAAGAGAAGATTACAATGATGGATGAAATGCATAGTGAGAAGTTTGACCCTTCGGAATTAGAGGAAGCGATAGAAGAATTGGAAGACCGGATATCGGGCTTAGAGACAACAGACGCTCTAATAGACAATGAGATGCGAACAATTATGTCAGACCACTCTGGATTTAGTGATGTTCTAAAGGACATGGGGATATCTGGATATGGCGACAACAGGGCTTATGGTGGTTATGGAGACTATAAATAAGTCCGATGCCTTCTTTGAAACTATCCATAGTCACCACCGGGATTGCAATATCTTTAGTGTTTGGAACCCTTTGGTGTAACTCTGATTCACAGTCTAAATCTATTGTGAGTGCATCAGAAAAACAATCAAGTTTAACCGAAGCCGCTAGAAGAATGATGTCTGTTTTGATACCAGAAAAGGAACCAGTTAAGAAAACCAACCATACATATCTTAAGGTTTCCCCATGGAACAAAACAAAAAAGTAAAATATTTAGTATACTTAATTAATGAGTAGGAAACCTATACATCTTACTCAACGAGGGGATAAATTTTACTGGGGAATTAGAGGATTTATAGTGAGAAAGTTTGGTTCTATAGCCTTAGTTATGAGTCTTGTTCATTTAATAGAAGACGCAATTTTGGTTGGACTGGGGAGATTTACAGAAATTAATTTTTTTATTGTTCTTATTGGAACGATTATATTTGGATTGGTAATGGCAGGTATTTCTAGAATACCCGTCGTGAAAATCTGGCTTGGTAAGGACTAAAGGGAGAGAGGAAGTGCAAAAGAGTTGGGTAGGTGACATACCTAATACACACGTAAGGGACTATCAAAGGAAGCGTTTATATGACGCAGAGGATTCTTGTATGTTTTGGGGCAATGTTACTATTCTTACCTTGGAACAAGTACAAGATACAATCAATCAAATCTCTGAATGGGCTAATATAGAATCTCCCACCCTTATTGAAGATGGGCACACTCTAGTATATGCAACACAGGACACCATTTCCCTACCTTTCCCCATAACTAAAACTATGCCTTACATAGCTCATGAAATGACTCACGTAATAAATTATAATGGAAGCAACGCAGACCATCACGGGGAACACTTTGCAGGGACATACTTGGAAGTGGTAAAGGAATTCATTGGAACCACCGCTTACAAAGACCTTAGAAAAGCCTTTTCACGTTACAAGGTTAGGTTTCTTTAGAGTAACCGATTTGATTTGTTTTGAGGATATGATAGAATATAAGTGTAATCAAAATAGTTTAAGAGGTATAAATATGATAGTAAATCCTGTTAGGTTTTTTATAGCACTGATAATCTTCGGGTGGATAGGAATGTGTTGGGATATGATTCAAGAGACTCAAGCAATTCCTTATGAACAAAGAATGCTTGAGAAACAAACTAACCTTGAAATAAATAAATGACAAACATAATGCAATATCTAATTCAAATGTCTGACGAGTTCAGAGATTCCTATGACCATATCAAACGAGACATTCAGCACGTCAGAGACAAACAAGATGTTTTGGAGATACGAATGAAAGAAATGGAACTCAATCTAAATAAGAATCATCAAGATGAGTATAATAAATAGAGTACTTTGTAAATTATGGGGGCATAGTTCAACCTTACCCATCATAGAAGCATGGGCTTCTAGGAAAGGGAAGAAGCAAAGTGTTTATTTATGCCGGCGTTGTCTTAAGCCCCTAGGAGAAAAATATTATGAATGAACATGATGATGATTTAAAAAGGGAACAAGCACAAGAAGAGTTTCTAAAGGGATTAGAAGCGGTAAAAATTCTAACTCTTTCTAAGTGGGAAGCCCTTTATCTGAGT